GATCTGTTGGGCTGTGGCTGTTTCAGATGCTTGTCCTTGCCCCCGAACAATGTCACTAATACCTGTGATTTCATAGATTGTTTGCTTAATTTCATCTTGCGCCCGATAGCATTGCAACAATGCCGTTGCTAATACGTCCAACGGTAGCAAGTCAATTGACCCTTTTAACCCGCCTTTCTCTGAGAACGCCATCCACTTATCAACAGGGATAAGTGTGTTGTTATCACCTTCAGTTAAAAGACGCTGCAAGGCTGGTTGTGACGCATCGTAGACTCCACGCACACGCAAGGCTTTAATCATGCCATCGATGCGGTCAGTCAAAATGTCTAAATCATTAGCTTGGTCTTGATATAGCGCAAAGTCGGCAACTGGTACAAGTGTGTCACTTGTCATCGTTGCGTACAAAGGTTTAGGGCAAGGGAAGAAGTTTTCCAACTCCAACGGATCGTCACGTTCGTCAAGAATGTCTGGGCAACTCTTGCTGATCCAGTACACTTTGCCGCTTTCTTTGTCCCAAATCTCGCAAATCTTGGCGCGAGTAAAGTCTTTGGATTGCGTCGAATACTGCTTATTGGTTTCTGGCCCTGCATCTAGCGGGATAGATTTTGCCGCTTCTTCGCCAAATCGCTCTGCAAGGCTTTCTTTGGTCATGTACACCCAGCGCCAAACGCTCGTCACTTCTTCCCACGTTCTAGCGACTGAATGACCGAAATCTTTCCAGTAAACGTAGTCCGTAGGCGCACATTCGTACTCAATTTCCTCTTGTTGCTCGACTTCCTCACCAATAGCGCCATCAAGCGTCATTGTGTTTTTAACGTCAACCTCGTCAACATCTTCAGTTACTTGCAGGCCATCGTCGGGAATCTCTTGCGCCCGAACGTGCGGTTCGTACCTGACCCACGCCACGCCTCGACCACCCAAGAACCTGTCCTCTACTGCGTTTTTCATGGTCGATCTGAAATCGGAGTAATGCTCAATCTCAAAATCAAGCGCCCGTTCGATCAATTGGCTGGCAACTCTAGCAACAGGATCGTTATCCCCAAAGCGTCGAGATACGTCAGCCTTGGGTAGCCTGGCATATACAGCAGGGATTAACGTCTGTACGTTAGACCACAGAATGTTAAATTTAGCCGTTTCGTTCGTGTTCTGATTGCGGTTATCGTCGCGGTAACGCTTCACAATCTTCTGTGCGCGAGCTTCCCACTTCTTAAACTCGTTGTCGTATTGGCTGATTACGTTTAGCCACTTCTGAACGCCGGTCAATGCTTCCATCTTAGTATCTCGCAAAAATTACGTCACGGTTTACCCGCCCGACAATCTCGTATCCCCAATCTTGGAGTAGGTTGATTGTGTCCTCGTCGGTGTATCCATAACGACTGCCCAAGCCTTTCAACTCAAGAGTGATAACCGGATACGTCTTTTTAATGGTTCTTTCAGCCCCAAGCAATGCTAAATGCTCATAACCTTCAATGTCTAACTGAATGAAATCGCAGTTATCTACGCAAAATGAGTCAATGGTTAGCACCCGAACGTCATTACCGGCCTTTAACTGGTGCGCCCCAATGTTCTCAGGGTATGGGTGATCGACTGATGCTGTGCCAATTTTGTCACCAAATGCAGCCCATTGGTGCTCAATGTTGGCGTGGCCTGCGATATTTAGTAGCAACGCCTGATAGTTAACCAGATCAGGCTCGACTGTGATGACACGCTCAAATTGCCCTGCCATCGTAGCGGGATAAACGCCAATATTGCCGCCTGCCTGAATGACAGTACGAAACTGGTTCAAATGGGTATAGCTCACATTTAAGTCTGGTAGCTCGACCAAGAGCGCATTGATGCAGCACTCGTCAATATCAGGAACTTGCCAGCCTTCAACCAATTTCATAGCTCACCCTTGTTTGTTCCCACGGACGAGGCTTGCCGTGGAATATCACAACCTTGGCATCGTCTACCCCTTTGGGCAGCACATCAGCCTTAAAGCTCACAATCCCGTCTGCAATATCCTGCCAATACGTCACTTTGTCGCGCATATGGTGTTCAATGTAAGACTGGTCACCACCCGCTGCGTACATCTGTAATGCTGCAAACTTGTCGTACAAATCAACAGGCTTAGACCAGTACATCATGCTCGATTGCATGGCTTTCGGGTTGTATTTGCCCCGATAAACGTCACGCATAATCACAAAATCGTGCTGCTTTGCCGCCTCAATCATTGCCGTACAGTCATTAGTTAGCACCGTGTCGAGATCAAAATACAACGCACTCGGTAGCCTAAATAACTCCATCTTTGCCCACCAACCAGGCCAATCGTGTCGCAAAGGGATGGTTTTGCACTCTAACTCAACATCCGAAAGACACACAAACTCATGCGGTGGCAGATACTTGGCGCACATCTTTTCAAGCGCATAAACGTGTTCAGGCTTGAAATCACCGCCAGAGCGCAATACGCTTGCTACGATCATGCGCTAAAAATGCCAATTGCCAACACTTCTACGCCTGCGCCTGTCGTGATCTTCCACGGCCCGTTGCGAGAGATTGCGTTCACTTCAATGTTGTATGAGTTGATGCCCGTTCCCGCGCTTGCTGGCAAGATCGTGTGTGAAAACCCTGTGCCATCTAAGATAATTACGTTACCTGTGGCAGCTGTAGACACGGTGCAAATTAAACGGTGGATATAATCACCAACCGCGCCTGTGCCGCCTAACACTTGTGCCGTTTGGCTAACCGCAACGTGTTCGTATTGATATTCAAAAGGATTTGATACGCCACTCATAGTCTGTTACTCCTGGTTGGTTTGTGGGTTGCCCACATATCTTCAAGCGTTACTGTGTTCTCTGGCCCAACCATTAACGGCTTGACCGTGTCAGGTTGTTTAACCTTTGGCTCTAATCTCCAAGCAATCGCCAACATTCTGAACGCATCTGCTGGGTGGCTTGTCCAATCATGCCTGGGCGTTTGCCTAAATGCCTTCTTGTCCTCGTCGTATTCCCGCTGATATTGCCGTAAAGCCTCTAGCCCGTCATGCGTTCGTTCGCTGTCAAACCAACATTGCGGCAACATCTGCCTGACCGCTTGAATCCCATCTTGCACCGACAAATCAGGCACAATCGCCATGTTGTTGATACCTAGATATTCACTCAACTGCTCAATAACTGACTTACCCGCTGCTGCTAAAGTTTTTGCCCTTGCATCGTGCGGTAGGTAATGTTTTGCGTATTTATACGGCTTTTCTACGACTATTTTAGCTATTTCTGCAATGTTTGCACCACTTATTGCAAAATAATCAATGATGTGGATTTCGTTACGCACGACTTGATACCACCAAATAGCCGTGTCATCTCGATAGCCCAAATCCCAACTAGTGTAAGTCGGTAGGTGCGGATCGTAATCAACACGCCTAACTTGACCGGCATCTGTGATCTTGCGTAAGTCCTCGCCATAGAAAGCACCAAGGATTGCCGCCTCAAACGAACACTCGTACTCTTGCAAGAACTGGTCATCGCTGATCTGTGCGGCAGCTGCCCGTAGCTCTGTGTCAGGCAGCAGCCCAGACTCACTAGCCTTTAGGACAAGGTGAAACCACTCGTCAGGCGTTTTCTTAGCTGTTTCAAATATCTGCCAAAACTGGTTTTTACCCTTTGGCGTACCAGCGAATACAGCCCAACCTTGCTTGTCTGACAATGTAGGTCGAATGACGTTACCCCACACGCTAGGTCTGAAGTCACCGTACTCATCCATGAATACGCCATCAAAGCCTAATCCCCGCATTGCGTCTGCGTTGTCAGCCCCAAACAAGCGTATCTTGCCGCCAGTTATTAGCTCAATGGTCAGTTCGGCCTCGTTGCTCGATGCAAGAACAGGCGCTGCAAAGTGTTTAAGGTAATCCCAAGCCACAGACTTAGCCTGGCTACGGTATGGCGCAATATACGCAAATAGGGGATTTGTGCTTTTACACATGAGTGCAGCCCGAACAATATCGTTAATGGCTGCGACTGTCTTGCCGGCTCGTCGGTGTGCAACTAGGCAAGCCCAGCGTTCGGTGCGGTTGTGGAATGACTTAAACGCCCCCCGTGGAGAGTAGGGGAGGGTTACTTCCCTTCTTGCCATTTCACAATCATTTCAATTGGGGTGTTGTCCACGCCACTATGTTCGGTTCGTGCAAGTTTAGGTGAAGCAAACTCAGCCAGTTGAGCAATCAGCGTCAAAGCACCCTTTGGGTCTGGTTTAACTTGATCGCCATCACCGTGGGCAACGGTTTCTAACCACTTGCCTACATTATCAGCGTTGTTCTCAAGCAATGCTGTAACGGTATCTCTAAAGGCTTTTGTAGCCTTGTTGACGCTACCCTTCTTTCTGCCGATCCCTGCTGCGGGTGGTTTAGGTCGCACACTAGACTTCACTACTTTGCTGATTTCCATATCTTTTCTCAATGGTCTTAGATTTAAGATTGGTTGAGTTTAGCTTACTTATTGCGTTCGCTGATATTCTTAGCTTTTGACCTTGCATCTTCTTTGCTTGATGCACCCCATGCTTTTAAGGCTAATGCTAGTCTGGTCGGTTTCCCATCTTTCTCCATTGGCCCTGGCATATTGCCCATTCGTGCGAGAAAACTGGCTCGTCTTGGGTTATCGCCTGACTTAACGGGTGGCTTGAGGTTCATGCCTTCTGCTTTGGCACTTGCTCTACCCTTGGCATTTAGACCGCCAGCAGGGTTCTTTCCCTCTTTGCGTTGCCAAGCCGCTGTCATTTCTTCTCGTCTTTAGCTGTCTTAGCTGATTCTTTAAAGTCTTTAGCGGTTGGTGCGCCTGGATCGCCTGGCTTTCTCATGCGTTCGCCGCTGCCTGCTTTGATGCGTTCTTGTTTTGCAAGAATATTGGCATAGAGTCCCGCTTTCATTTGAACGCCTTTAGTTTGTAAAGGGTTGAGTCAATCAAAGCCGAAATCTCGTCAATCTGGTTCTGTAACTCTGTGTCTTTGGGCAATTCGTCACGAATGTCCTTTACAAAGGCTTTGACGCTTGTGATGTACTTAACTGGGTCTGTCGCTAAGTGAAAGTCTTTAGGATAGCTTTTGATCTGCTCGTAAGCCCCTTGGTACGTTTCTGCCCAAGTATCAACTAAGTCTACAATGCCTTCATAGTATTTTTGCAACGCTTTATGTTTGGCATAAGAGTCTGTTTGCAAGTGCATGAAGTGTGCGTTTGTCCCGCTATGGAACAAGGTTGCAACGAAAACGGCAGGATAGTCCATAGTGACCTCACAAGATAGCTATCACAATTGTACAACCGCCGCCTGATTTAATCGACCCCCTTGCAATCTCTATTTTGTCAAACTGTCCGTCATCGTCAAACACGCCTGCATCTTGCAATGCGTCAAATAAGCCTTTTAGCCTATTGTCTAGGTCAATGCTGCGCCTATCCCGCGGGAAGATTGTAATGATCGCCATAAGCCTGTTTGAGCCAAAGCTAGGCACTTTGTTGACCGTGACGTACTCTTGCACCGCTAGTTTGTAATCCCTGCCGCCTTGACTAAGAATTGTCCTGCCCCTAAAGTTGCGCCAGTAGGTGTTCATTGATGGCGGTAACGGTAGTTGCAGGGTAGCAATCACAGCAGCGCCTCAATCTGGGCTAATAAATCTTCTTCCGTAACCCCATACTTTTGAGCAAACGCCTTTTTGCCCAGTCCATGTACCCCATCATTGCCCACATGATGAGTCGGACATAACGGTATAACCAGCGCATTTTCACGTTTCATTCCTAATCGCCGTATGTGATGAATGTGGGCTGGCGTTTCCCCATATCCTAAGTGTCGGCACAACGAGCAACCTAGCCCTGCAAGTTTCTCGTAATGCTTACGTTGCGCTTTGGTCAACTTGAGCCTCTGTCCATTCTTGAAGATCAACCACCACAATTTGCATATCTACAGCAATGTCAGCGGCTGCGTCATATTTGCCTTGCAATACAAATTTTTGGTATTGATGAATCATTGCTTTAAGTTTAATTAGGCTTTCAGAATAATCTTTCATTTGGTTATTTTCTCAATTTGTCGGTTACTGGCTTGCTCGGTGCGCCAAGCATCAAATCGCATTTGTGCGCTAGTCATACGCCATTTGAGTAGTTCGGCCTGCTCGGTTGCTGCCCCAATAGCGTCACAATGGGTTTGATATTTAGGGTTAGCATAAGCCTCACGCTCTTGGCCTCCAATGCTAGTTTCGCCTGATTCTTTCATTAGGATTGCTTTTAGGCTTGACTTGAACGCCTCCAGTTGCGCCAGTTCTCCCTTTGCTTTGGCATATGCTGGCGCATTGTCCCAAATGTACTCAATTGCTGGATGTGGGCTGTATTCACTCATTTAAGTAACTCCCATGCAGTTGCTGCACATAAAGGGACTTGTCCATTTCCAATGGCTTTAAGTCTGTCCACCCTATCGGCCATCCCATCAGCCACTCTGTCCACAGGGGGTTCAGTTTTCCACCATTGTGCAGACCCGATACTTGCTCCCCAAGGTTTCCCTTGCCTCTGTCCCTCAAAGCATGACGAGAATCCTGCGCTTTTGGTGTTCCCCACATTGTTGGTTTTTTCATGTCTTTGCAAGGAATACCCCCTGAGTACATCACTTGTTCCGCTAAATTTCCACACGGGACTGTAGTCCTCCCGCTTTTCTCTCTCCAACTTATCCTGTACTCCATTGCTTCTTCGCTGCGACCTGATATTGCTGTAGCTGTTGGTGTTAGCCAAAATCCAGATTCGTTCTCGTTTATGTTTTGCACCAATGTCTGCCGCAGATATAACTCCCCACCGACTGTCATACCCCATTGAGGTAAGGTCTGCAAGGACTCGTTCAAGTCCTCTAGTAACGAGCATTGGACTGTTCTCCACAAATGCGAATCTTGGTCGAACCTCGCCAATAATCCGTGCCATTTCTCGCCACATTCCTGACCTTTCTCCGTCAAGTCCGTCTCCTTTTCCTGCAACTGAGATGTCTTGGCATGGAAACCCGCCAGATACAACGTCAACAATTCCTCGCCACGGCTTTCCGTCAAAGGTTTGTACGTCATCCCAAATCGGGAAAGGCGGGAGAATTTTGTCATTTTGTCTGGCGCACAATACGCTTGCTGGGTATTGTTCCCACTCAACGGCGCAGACGGTTCGCCATCCAAGCAAGTGTCCCCCAAGTATTCCTCCCCCAGCTCCTGCGAACAAAGCGAGTTCATTAAGGCTTGACTGATTAACCATGACATTCTAAATATCCTGATAAATTTTTAAGCAACAAAGGATCATCTTTACAAAGGCCTAAAACCGTATTGCATCGATTACATAAAATTTCTCTAATTTTCAATGTTTTGTGGCAATGATCTACATGGGGTTTGTTTTGTTTATCAGTTCCAATTAATTGTTTTTTACAAATAGCACAACATCCGTTTTGTTTTAAATACTGTTTATCAAACCATTCAAAAGCAACGCCGTATTTTCTGACAAGTTCTTGTCTGTAATTTTTATCTCTATTATTAATTCTATTTTCTTTAACTTTTTCGGGGTTTGCAATTCTCCATGCTTTTGCTTTTTCTCTTGCATATTCAGAACTTTTCCAACTTGTTTTCATATCAAATCCATCTGTTTCGGCATAACTTTCCATTCCCGTTCTGCCCGACCTGATTTGCTTTGCACGTTGCGCCCAGTTAGCAAGATTTCATGGTTGCGTTCTAATTCACTTAAACGCCTGGCTACTTGGTTGCCATCGAGTCCTGTAATCTGCGCTATACCGTCTTTTCCCATTGCCCCATACTTGCATAAGGCTTGAATAATAATCGTGGCGTGTTGAGCCGCTAAAGACTTTGCAAAGTCAGCAGCAGCCCAACTAGTGACGGGATCGGTGTTTCGAGCAACTTGGTTCATGTGTTTTTCCCTTTAAACAGATTCTTTGCTGCTTCAAAACCTTCTTCCCAACCGTTGTGATAATCAGATGTTGGCGGCTCTACGTAGTCAGGCGGTTCATTAGATGCTTGTTCAGGCTTGGCTAACTGCGCCTCAAGTTCTGCAATGCGTTCGTGGAACGGCTTGAGCATATCCCAATCCGGATAAAACTCTTGCTTGGCTAACTTTTGCTCAAGTGCTGCGATAGCTTGGTTATTGCGATCCAAAACATATTGTGGCGCAGCATAGTCAAGCCAAGCATTGTTAGTCTGTAAAGCATCCAACGCTTGCTGTAATAGTTCACGGCTCATTTGTTTTTCTCCCGCAATAAATCTGACACGGCCTGTGCAAATTCAAGGCTAGACCATTCTTCACCATCATTAAGGATTTGCTTAATTTCGTCTTTGTGAAGTTCTTGCCATTCAGGTTTTTCTTCAGCACGAATTAACTCGGCAAATTTTTCAAGATGCGGAGGATTTGCCAACCAACACCAACTCTGCGTTTCCCATTCCATTCCGGCCTGTTCAGCCAGTTTTTTAATGTAATCGCTCATTACACCTCCTGACGGTACAGGGCAACAGCACCAGGCTCTGCGGTAAACACAATCCGACCATCGCAATGCATCCAGTACGCAGGCTTGCGTTCCAACTCCTTAGTGATCCGTTTGATTTCTCGTTGCAGATCATCAATAACTTTTTGGTGATCTGGGTCAACGCTGCAATAATCTTCAGACCAAATGGTCAGCACAAGATAAGCACGTTCAATTAAGGCAAGTTGACTAGCCAATTGTTGGTCAGTCATGTTAAATCCCTTTGCTTGATTAGTTCGGCAGCACGTTTGCACAGGCCAAAGTGGTGATAAGTGTCCTCATGGTTGTACACAAGCTCAAAACACGCTTGGCGCTCTTTTGCAACAGCATCCCGCATGATTTTTAAGTAATCTTCAGCGCAACCTTTACGCTCTACTGCCGCGGCCTCGTCACACATTTCAAGCAAAGCCATTTCAACTTCGTTTTGCCAGTATTCAATGCTGCCAACAGCCAAGTCAACGCCATGATTTTCTAATAATTTGCGGAATTTTTCGTTCATAGCATCACCAATGATAAAAGTGGGAAGAAACCAAACACAAGCGCCAACATTAACAAGCCAACTACCCAAGCAATAGGCGGTATGCGTTCGTCAGCTGCCGAATAGCGTGTCTGATTACGCATTGTGCGAGTGGTGCGACCTGTCCAGTTAGGATCGCCAAGGTCAGTCAAAAAAGGCCAGTTACGCTTATTCATCGCTGCCATCCTCCTCGTTAGCTGTCACGGTTTCAATGTGATTAATGTCAATGAAATGCGTGTACATTGGCACAGCACACATCAACACCTCGTCACGATCAATCTTGATGTACGGTTCGCCATTGCTGTCTGTTTTTACGCCATCGGCAAATTGATCCATAAGCTCTGCAATCTTTTTGTCGGTCAGCTCACGACTGAGTTCACGCATCAATTGGCGCTTGCCTTCGTCTGTTAATTGAATGTATGAGTATTTCATGGCTTATCCCTTGAACCCGTTGGCTTTCAGGAATTGCTGCTCGTCTGGGCTTGCCATGCAAATTGCCATCATGTGTTTTTGCAAATATGCCGCTAACTTTGCGCGGTTCTTGTCTGATGGGTCTGTCTTAAACGCTTGAATCAATTTACTCATTTAATGTACCTTTATTTGTCGTATGGCGTTGTTGCCATGTACAGATATTAAGCTATCTAAACAATAATTGCATAAGTGTTTACCCTAGTTTTGCAATTATTTTTAATTTATTGGGGTTTTTACAACAAGGTGCGGGTACTCGCTGAACAAGGAGTGTGGAGGGACACGGCTTTCCCCGCAATTTATTATAGGTTGTTTTTACGCTTGTAGAACGCTAGTAAATACTGAAAGCAATCCCATGCAGAGGCTAAATCTTCCTCTGAATGTTCAATCAGTTTTACATCGCCTTCGGCAGTAAAAAACACATTGGCGCATCTGGCTGTAGGCTTGCCAAGGCCGACACGGTAAGCCGCCAATTGCATCAGTTGCTCATGATACGGCGCAACCTTCTCGAGCTTATCTTTGCTTTTAAAGTCGATCACGATGTTTTCAGCAATCAAATCAACTTTTCCGCCAAATCCCTCGTATGCAAATGAGCGTTCTGCTTCCCAAGTTTGGTCATGCCCAAAGTGGATTCTGATCGACGCATCAACCTGGTCAACGTAAACAGGGTAATCGTCTTGTTCGCCACTATAAAACCGTTCCAACACGCCGTGCATCATCGTCCCGCGATCCATAGCGTCACGGCCTGTGGACTTGGAATCGGAAATAACCCTTTCTAACCAGTTTTCCTCCGTTTCGCCAGCAATGCGTGGCAACGTTAGCGCCGCCAATAACACTTGTTGTTGCAACCAAGTGTTAAGACCAGGCTTGGCAATAATTCCAAGAATTGTTGTCACCGACGGTACTAACCCACGTTCTCTTGCGTCACGGACTGTGGTGTTGCGCTCTTTCCCGTTTTTACCAATAACCCGATACGCTGGTGAACCGTCAGCTGCGTACCAATGGCCTGATTCTGAGTCTGCTGATTTAATTATCACGTTTTCTCTCCTCAATCATTGCGTCAGCAATTTCGTAAGCCCAAATTGCAAGAAGTTTTACATCATCTACTAAATCAGTATTGCCAGATAACAAACCCTGCAATGCACCCTGAGCAAAATAATCCCGTAAAACAATATGTGAATCCGACATAACATTTATTTGTTTTTGTAATGCTAAAAAATCGTCTTTCATTTTTGTACCTTTTTGGCTAATTGTTTAAGCATTTCGATTGCATCTTGCAAATCTTGCATGGCTCTAGCGTCTAAAACCATGCCTTCGTACCATTGTTGGATGCGCCAAGAAATAAGTATTGCTTCTTCTGATTGGCTCATTCTAAAAAGGGACGTCATCGATCATGTCATCAAGCGGGACAACGATGCCTTCTTTGATCTGACGATACGCATCAGACTTTGGTTTGGCAGGTGCAGCTGGCGGTGCATCCTCTACAGGTTTGCCGCCAAGCATCTGCATCTGGTCAGCAACAACCTCAGTTGTGTATTGATCCACGCCATCTTTGTTTTGCCACTTTCGAGTGGTCATACGACCCGCTACAAAGACCTGTGAGCCTTTTTTTAGGTAATCGGCACATATTCCTGCCAACTTGCCAAACGCCGTGATCCTGACCCATTCTGTCGTTTCCTTGGTTGCGGTCTTATAACCTACCGCAATTGAGAAATTACAGATTGCATTAGAGTCAGCGGTGTAACGTACTTCAGGGTCTTTGCCCAAGCGCCCAATAAACTCGCAGCGGTTAAGATCGTTTGCCATTATTGTTGTTCCCAGTTTGCTTTAAATTGATCGTATGCAGCCTTCAGCGGAATCTGTTGCTCTTTAAAGCAAAGTGTCCATGCTGCCCTAAATATGTCCTTCAAACTTTCGTAACTTACCGCTGATGCCATTTGAGCAATTGTGTTGTCTAGCTCAATGCCTTTGGGTTTCTCAATTAGCTTTTCAATTGGTTTAGGCGGTGCTTTAACGGCAGCTGTGCCATCGTCATCTTCTGACGCAATACCAAGTGCTGCTTGCAGGCCGTAGCGTTTGCCGTAAGTAATTGCCGAACCAAAGCCTTGTGCGTCTTGTTTGGTTGCGGGAATAAACAACGTGCCGCAACTAAGTTGTTCGCCTGACTCATGGATAAGGACCGTTTCAACTGCTACGCCACTTTCAGCGGTATGCAACATCTGCACAAAGGCTAAACCGTTAGCCGACAGAGCAGGCCGCACAGCGTCGATCACACTAGCTAGGCTAGAGTATGCAGATTTAAAGTGGGGATTTTTACTATCTTTGGCTGCGTGGGACATTGCCGCTTGAGCCTTGACTAATGCTTTTGCTAATTCATTCATTTATGCACCTGTATAAAATCCTGACGGGTATGTCAGTAAGATAGATATTAAGGTATCTAAACAGATAAGTCAACACATACAAAACCTCATCTGTTAAGCTATCTAACATGAATACAACAGAAATTATCCAAACATTAGGTGGCACATTCGCTGTAGCCAAGCTCTGCCGTGTCAGTCCACCAGCTGTATCGCAATGGCGCAACAATGGTTTGCCTGGTGATAAATTAGTGTTGTTGGCTGCCGAGCTTGAAAAGAAATCAAACGGTAAGTGGTCAAGAAAAGAAATCCCCAACTGGCAACAAATATGGCCTGAGTTGCATTAGACTGATTAAGCCTTTAGCAAGCATGAAACAAACAATGATAAGGGTCGTGTTTCACTAGGTTAGCTTTAGACCTTGACACATCGGAAAGACGGTGGCAGAATTGAATTGTTGTCGTGGAAAACAACTAAGCCGTTTAAGTCTATGCCTTGCCCCAAAATTTAGGGGTTTCCACCAAGGTATAGATTTAAGCGGCTTTTTTATTGTTCAAGATAACTGTCAGGGCGCATTAGCTAACATGGTAGCCACCAGTACCCAGAACAGGCTGAGTAAAAGAATAAAGTTGTATCCCGTGTGACCCGCACGCCCTAGTAGAGAAATCGAACAGGATATAGACAGAGTTTGGAAACAAACTAAAACCATTTACTCTAGGTATTGATCTTCTACAGCTGCAAGGACTGCTACTGTTTTAGGGAATCTAGGGGTGGGGTGAGATGCCTGCCATAAACCTAACAAGGTACAGGTCTGTCGTAAAGGATTTATCCTCAACTACTACGGTGGGTGGGTATAAGGGTAGGGGAACTATATTTAAAATAAACAGAGTAAGGGTTATCACTAAGATAAATACCTCTTGTGCATTGTGTTTAGTTAGCTTAATGTGATGCTTTTATGGAGAACATATGTCAACAGAACAAAAGATATTGCGGTATTGCATTGAGCCTAAAACAACAGTTGATATTGCTGATTACTGTGGCCTTGAAAAGATC